TACGTGAAGCTGTTCTACACAATGGAAGGCGGGACCGTGACTGAGCACGATGATGGCCGAATAACCACGGATACGACACTTCATGGCGAAACGATCCAAGAAAGGATCATTGACCCCCGAATGTGCAAGATACAGACGCCCAGCAAGGACGGCGGAAGCGAGTCGATTCTCAGTAATATGGATGATTACGACTTTATCTGCCTCCCGGCGTTGATCCCTGGCGGCGACCGGGGCCATGAGATTGAGCAAGGGCTGCAGGCGATGAACAACCTGATGGCCTACGACCGGAGCAAGCCGGTGGACAGCATTAACCGGCCTAGGTTTTATGTGTCAGAAAAATGTGCAAATCTGATCACTGCGATGGCAGAATACGACCTGGAGGGAGGACTGAAAATGCCTTGGAAAGACTTTATTGATTGCGCTCGCTACGGCGCTGTCACCGGGATTTACCACGGCGATGAATTCACTGAGGCGCCAGCCCAGGTGCAGCTACCGAGCTACGGCGCTCCGAAGAGAAGTAACGCAGATTGGCGATGAAGATTTTAGACAAGGTTGAGAGCGAGGATGACATGCCGCAGAAGGAAGTTTTAAAGCTGCTGAAGATTTCCGGGGCCAAGATAAAAGGGCTGCGAGAGAGGCACATGACTACGGACGACTGGTACCGGGTGATGTGTCCAGGGCGCCCGAGGGTGATGTATCGCCCGACCGGGATAGCAAAGCTGAAAGTTCACCTTGCCGCTGCAGATATTTTACCGCTGGCAGTTCCCCGGTTCCAGGACGCGGTTTGCCTGCAAATGCCTCAGAATGAAAGGTCAAAACACATATGGGCGCGGGTCAGACAGCTCAGTGGAGAATGGGAGCGCCACCCAATACTGGTTACCCCTAGAATACGTGCGTTCCTCTCCCCCGGCAAACCGTTCAAAGTTCAGCTCGTCGAAACGGAAGACGGGGACAAAAGCTATCGGCACGAAAGCCTTTGCCCTTGAACAGGGCGACAGGTTTCTTGCCTGGGACTATTGCTACCTCAAAATAAAAGGAGCAGTCCTGGGAGTGGTTGAGGAGTCGTCATTGCAGGCGATAAGCGAGAGGACCGGCCATGACGAGCGCTGGGCCTACAAGGTGGTAAACAATTTGCAGCGGCGGCTTAGAAAGGAGCGAGAGGCATGACGCAAGACTTCATGGAAGATGCGATTGAGGCATGCAACCGGGAGAGAGTTCCGTTTGTTTTTGCGATGCGAACCGGCGACGAGGGCGAGTGGATAGTTAACTACAACCTGGCTCACCACAGCTCGGCCACCAGCAACAAGGCGAAAGAAGTTTGCGACTTAATTCAGTTGTCTCTGGCGCATGAGATAGACCCGTGAAGTTGCCCCGATCTGCCGTGGTTGCCGGGGTAACGATTAAGATAGTCCAGAAGGACTTGGACGTAGAGGAGTGCTTCGGCTACTGGGACTACGACAAGCGGACAATTTTTTTAGGCAAAAGCCTGCGACCTGCAGTGCTTACCGCGACCCTTCGGCATGAGTTGCTGCATGCCAGCCTGGACTTGTCAGGCATAAGTTTTGCCAAGGATTTTCAGCAGTTGGACGAACCAGTAGTGCGAGCGATTGAAACTCATTTTCTTCCAAGTTGGGAGCGGATGAAAAAGCGGCTCGCTAAAATAAACTAATGATTCGTTATGCCCTCAACACCAAAGTTTACCGTGATGCGCCGAGGTAAGGTGCCTCTTATAGATTTCCCCGACCCGATTGGAACAACAGATAGCGTTCGCATCTTCATTGTGTCGGATGCTCATTTTGATAATCCAAAGTGCAATCAACCACTTTTAAAACGGCACCTTGAAGAGTGCGTTGACGGCGGCTGGCCTTGGATTTCAGCTGGAGATTTTTTCTGCGCGATGCAGGGAAATTGGGATGCGAGAAAAAGCAAATCTGACATCCGACCGGAGAACATGGTGCCGGACTACCTCGACTCGCTGGTGACCTGTGGCGCTGACTTCTTGGAGTTTTCGGCACCTAATGCGGCGGTATTCTATGAAGGCAACCATGAAGGAAGCATCAAGCGACACCATGAGACATGCCTGACCACCAGGCTGACTGAGCGGATGCGAGCGAGCAAGAAAGGCTCCCCGGTGATCACCTGCGGGATAGGAGGTTGGATTCTTGTGCGACTGCACGTTACAAAGACGACCACCAAGATTTTCAAGATATGGGTTCACCATGGTACCGGCAGCTCAGGTGGCCCGGTAACCAAGGGTACAATTGCCACAGCGAGGCGCGCAGCAGCATACGATTGCGATGCATTTATCACGGGGCATATCCATGAGCGCTGGGCGTTGACGACGATGCGAGCGCGCTGTGACGAGCGGACTGGCAGGACTTGGACCTCGCCGGTTCTTCATTTGCAATGTCCAACCTACAAAGAGGAGTTCTCCATGCACGACACTACCTGGCATACCTCTATGGAGCGGCCACCAAAACCCGTGGGCGGGACGTTTTTGGAGCTTTCCGTTGCCAGAGAATTTGACGGGGTCCGGCAGGCCAGCAGAAAGGGCAACACGCAGCTTCCGCTCTACTCGGTAGCCGCTAACGTCACTTGGCCGAAGTAGGGACAGCGCAACGTATTCTTCCCCTGTGAGCGAAGCGCAAGTTAATGCGGCAGAGAGCCCGGACATAAAGGAACTCCTCCGCAGCTACGAGGAAACTCAGTCTGAGCTAAACCACTGGCGGGACCAGTGCCAGGTGAGCTATGACGACCGGCGGAACTACTGGCCGGGCAAAACCAACGATCTCCGCAAGTCGGGCAGCGATGCACTTCCTTGGGAGGGAGCCAGCGATTCCGAGGCACTTGTGGTTGGCGAGCGGATCCAGGCTTACGTTGCCATGAGCGCGTTTGCCTTGGCACGGGCCAACATCCGGGCGTATCCGATTGAGGTCAGCGATGTGGCGCATGCCAGGGTGGTCTCTTCGTTTCTAAAGTGGATGCGTGATTATTACATTCCGGATTTCGCCAGGGAAATGGAGCTGGCGGCGAACTACCTCTTTGAAAAGGCGCATGCCATTACCTACGTTGGATGGGAGCAGCGGGATGTTACCCGGCTGCAGATGCTCAACCTGCAGGAAATCGCGGCGACTGTCCCGGAGCTGGCCGAGCTGATCGTTACCGAGGAATACGATGACGACCTAGTGCTTATGCTCCAGCAGCAGTATCCAAAGCTAAAGAAAAAGGACGCAAAGAAGGCGCTCCGGAAACTCCGCAAGGAAGGAGCTGCCGAGCTGCCGGTTCAGGTTCGGTCTATTGACCGGCCAATCGTCCAGGCGCTGGCGACCGACACCGACATCTTCTTTCCTCATTACTGTACGGATCCGCAGAAGGCGCCGTACGTCCACCGCCGGGTCTTGATGACTCCCCAGGAGGTTCTCTCCAGGGTGAGCACCGAAGGCTGGGATGAGAAATGGGCCGATCATGTGATTGAGCGCATGCGCGGGACCGACTCCAGCATGGTAGATGCCGCCGACCCGTACAGCCAGCAGGGCCGCTTTGACGATGGCGAGACTGATTTCATTGAGGTGATCTACACCTACCAGCGCCTGATGAAAGACGGCGCCGAGGGGATCTACTGCACGGTTTGGCATACGAAAGAGACCGAGAGTTTCGGCAAGTTTGAGCTGCTCAACGGCCTGGAGGACTACCCGTTTGTCGTCACCGAGCTACACCGCGACTCAAAGCGGATGTATGAGGCCCGCTCGATGGTCGATCTCCTCCGGGGAGCGCAGTGGACTGTGAAGGCTTGCCGAGATGCCAGAATTGACCGCAGCTCTCTTGCGACTTTGCCAGCCTCCAAAGGGCCAGTGGGCCGACCTAAGCCGGAATTTCGCCCTGGTGGCCACGTTACTGAGCGCCGTCCCGGTGAATACGGCTGGATTGACCCACCGCCTGCCGACCCTGGATCCATTGAGGTTGAGGCGACAATGCTCTCTCAGGCTGACCGGATGGTTGGGCTGTCCAATCCCAACGAAGACCCGGACGCCCAGATCAAGAGAGCCTTCTACGTTGACAAGTTTTTGTCGCACGTTCGCAATGTTCTCAGCGAAGCCTACAAGGCGTTTCTCCGCTACGGCCCGGATCAGCTCATGTTCCGAGTGTCTGGCGTGCCGGAGCCCCAGGAGTTCAACAAGGAAGCGGAGGCCAAGGAAATGGACATTTGCGTCCACTTCGATGCTCAGATGCTTGACCCGGAGACCGTGGAAAAGAAAATCGGGCAGTTTGTCCAATTGCTTTCGCTGGATCGGGTCGGAAAGCTCAACGT